TGTAGTAACGCTAAACGTTAGCATTACTATTGACGGTGCTGTGACTATTGATGACGACGGTTCATTTTAGACCTATGAGGCATCCCCTATTCGGGGGTGTCTCTTTTTTTTATTTTTTGGAGGAAAACAATGTTACTTAATAAAGATTCGATTTTAGCAGCCGCAGACTTTAAATACGTTGAGCATGAAGTGCCTGAGTGGGATGGGTCAGTCAGATTACGTGGATTATCCGCAGCAGAACGTGATGAGTTTGAGGCAACACTTGGTGTTAGCCAGGATTTGACAAACATGAGAGCAAGGCTTGTCGTCAGTTGTATGGTGGATGAATCAGGACAACGCATATTTAAAAACTCAGAAGCAAAAGCGTTGGGCGAGAAAAACGCAACTGTCATTAACAGATTGTTTGAAGAAGTTAGAAATCTTAGCGGCATGGCAGATGAAGATTTAGGCGTTGCCGAGGGAAACTAAAAGACCCAGTTCGACGATTTAAATTTCGTTTGGCACTTGAATTGGGTATGACAGTCAGGCAACTCGAAACACAGATTGAGGTCAGTGAATTGCACGAGTGGATGGCCTTTTTTGCAATAGAGCCTTGGGGCGCAGTAAGGGCAGATTACAGATCAGGTGTAGTTGCTGCAACCCTTGTAAATGTCAACGGCGGGAAAAAAGGTAAAAAGCCAGCGCAAGCTAGTGACTTTTTTAATTTGTATCAAAACCACAGCAACAGAAAACAAACTAACCAACAACAAATGAGCATTATGAAACGAATTGCGAGGAGTCAAAGTGAAAAAAGACTTTAAGGTAGTACGTCGAAAGCATGGGTTGTACAACGAGTTTGAAGTAAAAGGTTTGGATATGCTGGACAAAGAGTTAGAGCGTATGGGCGAAGAGTTAGCAACAACCCTTGGTAAACAGGCTGTTGAGAAGGCACTGCATCCTTTAGAAAATCGTGTAAAGGCAAACATAAACACACAAAACCTAAGAGATACAGGTGCGCTAATGCGCTCGGTTAGGACGACAGTCAATTTGTCAAAAAAACCACGCGGCATACGCGGTGAGGTACGCGCTGGCGTTGATCGCCGGGGTCGTTACAAAAAAACAGGACAAAGAAAGCCTGCTTATGCATTGCAACTTGAATATGGCACAACTGATAAAAACCCATTTGGCGCACAGCCTGAACGTCCGTTCATGCGTCCAGCTTTTGACGGTTACGAAAGACAACTAGCAGCAAAAGCGCGTAGCGCACTGTATAGCACTATTTTTAAATTTAAGCTTAGAGATACAAAATAGGAAAAACTCATGGCGACATCAGTATTAAGAACCCTAGCACTACGTCTTAGACTTAACTCTGCACAATTTCAAAAAGACATTGGCAAAGTTGACAAGCGAATGAAACGTTTAAGCGGTTCTATGCGTCGCTCTGCAAATATGTTTAACAGCCAATTAGGTCAACTAGGTGCAACGTTTGCTACTGGTTTTGGTTTAGCGGAGCTTACTAATGCCGCAGATACAATGGTTAACTTGCGTAACAAGATGAACGCAACTTTTGAAACGTCACAAGAAGTCGCGCAAGGAATGTTAGACATTAAACGAATAGCTCGTGAGTCTCGTGCTGACTTGGACGCGGTAGGTACACTTTACCAACGTATTTCTGTGTCAACGCAGAACATGGGAGCAACACAAGAAGAAGTTGCTGCTGTTACCCAGGTAGTGAGTAACTCATTCCTCATGTCAGGTACAACTGCATCAGAAGCNGCTAACTCGGCGCGTCAGTTTGCTCAGGGTCTTGCCTCTGGAACGTTACGTGGTGACGAATTTAGGTCTGTATCGGAAAACAACGTTGTGTTAACNAAAATGTTAGCTGAAGGCTTAAATTTAACTGTTGGTGAATTACGGCTATTTGCACAAGAAGGCGGTCTAACTGCTGAAAAGATTTTACCGATTTTAACGGGTCAATTAGAGTTTACGAATGATGCAATTTTAGATATGAGACTTAACGTTTCACAAGCTAGAACGTTGTTTAAAAATAGCTTTACTGAAATGGTTGATAGAGTTAACAGCGTTTTTAAAGTGACAGATAGAGCCGCGTTAGTCATAAAAGCTTTGAGTGACAACATTCACATACTTACATTAGCTGTGTCTGGGTTTGCAGTTATTTTGATGACTAAAGTGTTAGTTGGGTTCGCTGCTTGGATAGCAATGACAATTGCCACGTCTGTTGCTGTAACTGTAAATTTAATTGCGAGCATTACAGCGGCTACTATGGCAGTAATTACTTTCACTGTTTCTTCTATAATACCTTTGATAACTGCGATGACAATGCTTGCCTTGGCGTTTATTTTCAATCCTTTTACCATATTTATGGCAAAAATTGCAGCAGTGGCCGCTGGTATAGTTTATTTAGAAAATGAATTTCAGCTTATAACACGGTCTGTTAACTTTTTAATAAGTTTATTTACAAAAGCATTGCCAGCGGCTTTCGACATGGCAATAGCAAAAGGCAAAAGTTATTTTAACAAATTTATGCTTTTTATAGCTGAGACAAAGGAAGGATTAAATAAATTTATACAAGCACTTGGTTTTGACGGTTTTGAAAGTCAAGCAGATAACATAACAAAACTACAAGCAAAACTTAAAGGTTTAACAGCAGATTACACAGAAGCTGGCACAAATTTTAAAAACGCAATAATTGACCCTCTTACTGAAGAAATTACCGAACCAACGGCTTTGCAACAGTTTTTTGAAAACACTAAAAAAGAATTTGAAAACTTAATGCCTTCATTTACAAGTGACGGAGAGACAAGCGAAGGCGGTATGTTTGGCGGCATGGTTGAAGGATTTAGCGCAGGCGTTGATGGCATTTTAAATAAAATAATGGAATCAAATCCTGTACTGGCTAAGTTTTGGGCTACGCTAAAAGGTCAAAACGATCCAGATGTAGCTGCCGCTGAAGGCGGTGGACAAACGGCAATGGCTGACATGTCATGGTCTGAAAAATGGATTGCTGCTATTGGTAAAATAAAAGAAGCATTTGCGTCGATGGGCGCGAGTAGCAAACAAACAGTAAAAGGCATGATTGAGCGTTACGATACATTTGAAGAAGTGCTGAACAAAGGCATTAAAAATCTAAAAAAGAATTCTCATATCCGTAAAGGCATCTTGATGAAAGAAGCAATTATTGAGGGCAAGGCTGCTATCTTAAAAGCATGGAATTCCGCGCCCTTCCCCGCTAACTTACCTGGTGTCGCTATTACTACTGCCGCGACTGCTATGGCTATTAGAGACATTATGAAAGGCCAAGCTCACGACGGAATGGATTCATTACCTTCAACTGGTACATATATGCTAGAAAAAGGTGAGCGTGTTGTATCAAGTCGTACTAACAGAGATTTAACAGACTTTTTAGCGTCCAGTAGCGGTGGACAAAGCAACATGAATACTCAGCCTGTAACTATACAAGTTAACGGTATTTCAGACCCAGATATGGTTGTAAACGCTTTAGCATCACGGCGCGGAGAACTTGAGGCAATGATGCGTTCTATTGCGTCTGAAAACACAAGACTTTCACCATTTTAAGGAGGTAAAATGATAACTATACCGTCGTCTATCAGCACTGCGCTTGCGTCTCCAGATTACAGGGTTGCACTCTTAGCGGATTTACCCGGAACTGGTATGCGAGTGACTGATAATCACCGCGCCATTACCTTTAACGGCGTTACTTACTCAGCAACAGACGGCTTATTGTTAAAAACCTCAAACGTCAACAGGACCACGTCAATAGAAACTAACAGCTACAACATAACGTTTGCTGGCGCTGACAAAAGTGCCTACACGCAGTACTACGATAACACGCACGTTGGAAAGCCGGCGTCTTTGTACTTAGCCTTTTTAGACGACGATTATGCATTACTTGATTCGTCCTCTGTTATAGAAATGTATACAGGAATAATAGATACCTGGTCATTGACCGAATCAGGTACTACGTCAGATTTTACAATCAAAATGACAAATCACTGGTCAACGTTTGAGCTAGTAAATGGTCGATTTACAAACTCCTCAAGCCAAGAAGAAATCTATCCTGGCGACACAATTTTTGAGTTTTCAGCTCAAGATAAATTACCTTTAAAGTGGGGGTCATAAAATGGTTTGGGGAATTATTGCAGCAATAATAGCGGTTGCCACATCAGCCGCGTCTTACATGCAAGCAAAGAAAGCGGAAAAACTTGCGGCCAAACAAGCTGAAGAAATGGCGGCTGTTCAAATTTCTGGACACAATAACAACCGATCTTTGTATACGGTATATGGCCAAGCCTTACTAGGCTCTACGGTTGTTTGGAAAAAGTTATCAGG